TTGTTACCTTGAAGACCTTCTAACAGTGCCTCTTTGGTTTCCGACCAGCGTGACTCGAGTAATTGTGACATTATAGTTCTCCTTAAACTTTTAGTCCCGCAAGCCTGCGGATGTCAAATATCTCAGCGGTTTTTTCTTCTTTACCGCTGGATTGTGGTGCCTGTTTATCGCCTGTGATTTCTTTGCCTTCGGATAGTACTTTCTTCGCCGGTGCACCACCATTCATTACTGCTGGTAGGTATTTGTCGAAAGCTGTACGTAGCTTTTCTGTTTGTGTTGATTCGAGCAGACTTTTCATGACTTCACGTTTGTCACCAGTCAACGGTCCTAGCAATTCGCTCATAACTTCTTTGCGTTGGTTGTTTTCTTTGATAATACGTAGTTCACGATCTTTCTGTGCTACTTGTTCTTGTGATTCTGCAACAATCTTCACTGCTTCTTCTAATTCGGCTTCTCTAGTAAGCATAACTTTAAGAAGTTTTGCTGTTTCAGATTTCTCATTTAGATGACTTGCAGCGTACTCGCTTGCAAATGATTCAAAAATTCTGCGACCAAAGTCATTTCTACGAGCTGATTCAATGTCTTCCTTGAGCTGAGTCATTTCAGAACGTAGTCCATTCTGCACTGTCTCTGCTACTTTTGCGGAAGCTGCTGTGATAAATCCTTTCTTGAGATTGTCAAACTTGGCTCTGCTTTCGCGTACTAATTTTACTTTAGTTTCGGCCAGGTCTTTCTTATCTGTGTGGAATTCTGCGATTTCTTTCGCCAGTGCATCCACGATAAAAGATTCTAATTTAGCAACATTGTCTGCAACTGTTTTGCGATCTTCGTGTAGTTCTGCCAATTCTTTATTGAGATTATTAAAGATAAATGATTCCATTGCTTTGGAATCGTCTTTCATTTTCTTAGCGTACTTGGCACGGGCTTCGATAAGTCCTTGGCGATCTTCTGCCAATTCACCTAACTCTGCCTGTAAGCGGTCTGTTAGCATAGCTTCTACAGCTTCTACCATTGCGCCTTTGTCATGCTCATACTTCTGAGCAAATTCTTCACGTAGTTCAGCAGTTACTTGATCACGGTTTTCTTGAAGTCTACTTTGCCAAGCAGAGTCAATTTCCGATTTGATTTCTTCGGAAATCACATTGTTTTCAAACAATTGTTTTACGATGTCTAGCATGTGATTCTCCTACTGTTATTTGAGGCCTGAAATGATTTTTTTCAGACTCTCTGCTAAGTACTTCTGTGCCTGTGGGTCGCCTTGGACTTCTTTTGCTATTTGAAATGCCTGATAACCGCCTGTGTTATTCATTAAATGTTCGTACACTGGAGTTGGATATGCTCCCGGGGCGCTGGGTTGAGCTACAATATCAACTGTGATAATTTCAAAACCTTTGACATTACCACTGTCGTCAACATCGCCTGAACCTCTGCTTGATACTCCCAACTTCACTCCCGACTGCAACATGGTCTGTACTAGCTGACCCATTGGAGTTGGGATTATTTTAAGTTTTCCGTAGCCGTTAGGACCGTCCATCCACATCTTGGTAATCATATGACTAACACGATCTAGATTGATTTTTAAATCCTGTGGGTGATCTAATTCTCCGCAAACTGAGTATCCGCCAGAGATCTGTTCGTTGAGCGTTTTGACAGCCCTGCCAATTTCTTGAGAAGAATAAACACGTTGATTTGCATTGCGGATATCTCCCTGAATGCAAATACCGTTTAAATGCAGCGACTTGTTACCGTCGCTACCTTCTTCGCTCTCCAAGACAATCTTAGCCTGATCATAACTCAATTGTTCACTGAGATAGTTTTTCACCTTGCTGTCCTATTATCTACGACCACGGAAAAGACCTGCGGCGCTCTTGTCAGCTGTTTCTTTAGCACCAGCTTTTTCAGCACCGTGTCCTGGTTCTTTTGTAGAGAACGCATTACCGTTCTTAGCACCAGGAACATTTACGTTGCCCATATTATCTACTTTAGGCTTGTTACCTGCTAGGCCGCCTGTTGTACCTTTGTCGCTGGTATCTTCCATACCAAACTTCAAAGATGCGCCGCCCATGTCATTTTTGCTGAACTTCAATCCACCTGCAGAACCGTCAGCTTTTTCAGCTTGACCTTTCTTTTCTGCGCCGTGACCTGCTGGAACTTTCTCAACATATTCACGTACAGTTGCAAGATCAAAATCATCTTTCATTTTGTCGTCCATGCCGCCCATGTTATCGTCGCCCATGTCATCGTCGCCCATGTCGCCACCGCCTTTGAGTTCATCAAATTTGGCCTGTAGTTCATCAACGATGCTATCTAGGTCTTGGAATAGTTCTTCTTCGGACTTTTCCGCCATGTCGTCATCGCCCATTTCTAGATCACCTTCTAGGTCGTCACCCATATCTGGAGTATCGCCCATTGGGGACATTTTATCATCGCCTTCTTGGGCAAATTCTTCAAATTCTTCGTCGACTTTTTTGCCGTCTTCGCCGTCTTCTTCTTTTTCTTCTTCTTCAGCAATTTCGCTGTCGATTAAAGATTCGTAGATTTCACGTGATGCTGTAACCACGTACTCGTGGAACAGTTCTTCTGCTTTAGCTTGATCGTCGTTGACCAAATGCTCCAGCATTTGTTGTAATAGTTTATTATCGGCCATAGTTTATCTCCTCAAATGGTATGGGCTGTTGTTTATTTAACACACATATTACAAAATGATGTTAAATGGTAGTTTTTTGATTGATTTGGTTTGAATATATAGTATCAGGAAAACTTCTACTGAATTCATCATAGGTGATATGACAGAGATTGGTCAAGGTAGGACCCAGTTTATCTGGTATGAATGCTCCAGGTTGGATAACCCGGAAAAATTGTGTGTGACGGAATTCCTTGATTACTTTTTCAGTTTGGCTTAGCCAATTTCCATGATATGTGGCAGCATCTGTGCTTTTCTTATAGTTAAATGTGTTGGCATAGATGTTGTTGAACTTGCCATCTAATCCCTGATAATCAAATCCAAAAATGTATATGGTCCTGTGTTCTTGTGTGGCTGCAAACCACAGAGCTGTGGGACCTGAGCTCCAGCCTTTATGCGGACTGAAAAAATTCACGCCATGCTTGGTTTGTATGCCTTTGTTGGGATTTGTCCACAGCTGGTGCTTTTTGTGATAGCCAGCTTCGATGATTTCATTGACCATTTTCACATCTACAGCTATCAAATAATTCGGTTCGAACTCGCGATACTGTGCATTACAGCCATAGGTTATGCCTTTGTTGGTAAGAGATCGTAGGTTTAAGCACTGTCGGCTTATGCCATTTCCTATGACAAACGCAGGATTATTGTGCAGGTGCTGCTTCTTCGCCAACTGGAGTTCCATACATTTGTCTTATAAATTCCAGTTCAGATTTCTGCTCTAATTGATGAGATTCGCTTTGCAGTCTCAATTTATTAATTTGACGCAGTGTAAGACGTATTTTTCTAGTATCTTTTTTGTCAATGATACTGCTGTCTTTGCTGGAATCGTATCTACGATCTTGAGCAAAGTCGTTGTTTTTTTCATTGAAGTAAAAAAATTCGTTGAGAAGCATAATGTATTTATTACTGAACTGGTGCTGCTGGTGCTTCTGCAGCAGCTGGAGCTTCTGCCGCAGCAGCCATGTCTAACGGTGCTTCGGCTTCCTGACTTCCAACATCTGCAGCCATGCCCCCTGGTGTTACACCCATACCTCTTAATTCGCTTTGCGCATCCAAAGACGGTCTAAGATTAGCACCGTTTTCTTCACGCCACATTCTTTCGTTTTCTTTGACTTCATCTTCGGTCATGCCTAGGAAGCGTTTCATAGCAAAACGTTTGCTGAGATGTGGGATCGCTACCACTGCTGCAAATGTAGATGCTCGAGCTGTGTCTAGTTCTGATTGACGATATGCAGCAAAGTTCTGTGGCTGATTGAACTTGAGTTCGAATAAACTGTTGTCGATGTTCACGCCTTGATCATTGAGCCACAGTTTAAATTCGAGGTCAAATGTTTCAACTATGATGCTCTGTAGACGTTTGCAGTATTCATTGAATCTCAATTCTTGTATATAAGCTGTGCCTACTTTACCGTCGCTGACAGTGTTGGCCTGCTCATCAATTGCTGTTGGCAAATAGCTTGCTGGAATACGTAGAGCACGGAACAGCTTGTTGGTAAAATAACGCAGGTCAGTGATCTCACCTAGGTTAGTACCGCCTGGTAGCGTTTCAACCTTGCTTCCACGACCTTCTGCTGTCTGCGGAAAAAAGTAATCTTCGTTTACACTTAGAGGATTATAACTGGCGTCTATGACGTTGGCTCCGCCACCTGTTGAGCTAGGAATACGTCTTTGTTGAATCTCGTTTTTTACACGCTCAACAAAGCTCATAGCCATGTGTGCCGGCATATTTCCAACGTCTACATAGAAAATACGTCTTTCTGGAGCACGTTGTATACGATAGATAATAATAGCGTCTTCAAGTAATTCTTTCTGCTTGTAGACTTTGAACACTGATTCTAATAGACTGTTGCCAAAAGGATAGTTATTGTCCAGTCCTTCTGACAATGAAAGATGAATCACATGCTTGGCATCTACTGTGATTTCGTTGGTCTGATTATGAAATCTTGTGCCCACTGAACGAGCTGCATCACCTGCAAACCCTCTAGCATGACCGCCACCTGACGTATATGAACTTGTACCGCTGGGCGCTGTATTTGTGGTGTTGTGTGGTGTAGTGGCTATGAGCTCTTTGAAGTTGAAGTTGATGTCACGGATCACATACTGCTCGGGAATCTTGCCTTCTGATTCATTGACAATGATCTTTGTTACTTTAGCAGCATCAACAAACAACCACTTTTTGGTTTCTGGGTCACGGACAAAAAAGCAGTCACCATACTTGAATGCGTTACGCAGTATGCGGAAGATCCTAGTTTCAAAACTGTTCTGTTTGCACCACTTCTGTAGGCTGTCTTTGAGTATTTTTACTTCTGTGGCAGTGGGCTCACCACGAAAAAATGTGTGGAATGGCGTGGCATTCTCTTTGTCTTTCTGTGTGCAAAATTCTGTGAGTATGTCCAGAGCTGCATTGACTTCTGAGTCCATGTCCATAGTGTCGTACTGCATGTATCGTTCGATGCGATTAGGTGAACCTGCATAGACATCAGGTAGATAACTGGAATAATTAGCACGGGCAGGACCCGGACGGCCGCGACCGCTGATTGGACTCATGCTGCCGCTGGTGTTGTCTATGTTAACAGGTGTGAAGTACTTTTTCCAGCTCATGATTTGTATACGTCTTTGTTGAGACTTCTAGTTGCAGAGACAGTTTCATTGGTGTTGTGTGCGACTGTATAGGTATATTTTACAAGTGTAGCCATCTTATTATTTAACTCCGTTAGCAGTGCCGAAAAATTTTCTTGAGGAGGTAGATCTGGGGGCGGCTTTGCCGCGGCTGCTGCGGCTGCTGCTTGTTTTTCCTGAGTCGCTTTGGTTGCATCTGCTTCCATCTGCGTTCTAGCTGCACCTGCTTGAGCTTGTTGTGCACCTGCAGGTGTTGTTGGGGTTACCGGTGTAGCAGGCACAAATGAACTGCCTTCACGTTCAGCAAACTTTTTCAGTTGTTTATTTGTGCCTGCTGCACCTGCTTGAGCTTGTTGTGCACCTGCAGGTGTTGTTGGGGTTACCGGTGTAGCAGGCACTGTGCCTGCTGCACCTGCTTGAGCTTGTTGTGCACCTGCAGGTGTTGTTGGGGTTACCGGTGTAGCAGGCACAAATGAACTGCCTTCACGTTCAGCAAACTTTTTCAGTTGTTCATCACCGCCTATGTTGTAATCCATGCCAGGGACCGAGTTAGCAACAGCAGTATTGCCTGCAGCAGTATTAACTGCAGCAGTACTCACTGCGCCGACCGCTCCCGCCGCTTTGCTACTGTCGGGCAAAGAAGGTGGTGTGGATGGTTTTCGGTTCTCTAGTTCTTTCTGTTTTCGTTCCTCTTCTGCTTTGCGTTTCTTTTCTGCTTCTTGTTTTCGATCATCGTCGGTTTTTCGTAATTCAGTTTTTTCCGCTCTTGCCTTATCACGGGCTATTTCAGCTTTGTCCAGTTTATCTTTTTCTTTTGCTAATGCTTCTCTATCTTTTTTTTCAACATTTGCGCTGTACCCAATCAGCCGACCCATAAATGATTTGAGGCCAATTATAATCTCTCTAAAACCCAAAACAAAAACACGGTATAAGTTATCTTTTACCGCTTCGAAGATTGTGGTTAGATCCCAACCTGTTTTATATAGATTCCTAAATATCGCTATCAATGCAACAACTGCAGCCACAGTTAATGTAATTGGCCAAATCATTAGTAGAAATGCCGCAGCCACTGCCACTGCGCCGAGTGCTAATAAAATAAATTTTGCTGCTACTACTAGAGTTCCTAATATTAATCCGCCTGTTGCCGCAAGCAATGTAACCTTAGATGCAGCTTCTAAAAAATTCGCTATAGTGAGCACCGTTAAAATAGCATAATATGCCAACAAGCCGATACCGACCGTAACCAATAC